GTGGGTGGGCTGAAGCTCATACTGAGGCTTGGGGCCGGACCGTTCGATTGGGGGCTGGAATAATAATATTCGGGGATTTGATATGACCCGCTATCGGAACCAGTAGTAGAACTTGGCGCTGCTGAGCTACCTACGGTAGAGATTGAGTCCGTCGGGCGGCAAGTGAGCCTAGCTTGTCGAAGGGTTGCAGCGGCGTAATTGGTCGGGTTCAATTGCACAGCAGTGCGGCGACGTAGGGCTTTGTTTAAGATTCTTCGTCGGAAGCTGACTGGTTCGAGGTGGGCTGTGAGGCCAGTCAATGTGGCTTCGCCGAAGAGCATGGCAGCGATTTTGTTATTCAGGTGCTGCCGCCTCTCATGATTGCGCTGTGAAGGGTCGAAGAGGGCGCTTGAGGAGGCAAGTGGTGTTAGGACGTGGTCGTACAGTTTTTGACAGGGCTTATAGGGTGGACAATCGAGAATCTTGTGTATTTTCTTCCTGAAATACATGATTAAGGCACCGAAAGTGTAGTCACGAACAAGTCCCAAGGTGTACCTGCTCAGGAACGAGGTGAATCCAGTGATAAGCTTGCTGGTGGCGTTCTTGAGGTTGCGAGCAGGGATGAGAATCATGCACAAATCCACGTAGAGGGCGAGTGTGGCGGGTGGCAGTTGAGCAACATCTTCTTGAGCTAATAATGTGCGCACTTTATTATAGCAGTTCTCGGGCTTAAGCTCTGTGACAGACTTGATGTAATCCATGGTTCTTTTATGCAGGGTCCATGGTATGTACGGGTACCTTAGGTTCTCTTGGATGCGGTAAATTTTGGGTAGTTTGAAGACAGGTGGGGCTGAGAAGTAGTACAGGTTTGGGGCGACAACGGGTGCTCGGGTTATACTGATGATGTGGTGGCCGAAGAAACTTTCAAGTTTGCTGATTGTAAGGACAAGGCCGTTAAATGTGATGGTCCGGTGGGTCAAAAAGAATAGTGATGTGTAGGGCTGGGTGTAGGCGCCTCCAGTGTGATTCTCGGGTATGTATGTGAAGCTGTCATTGTTGTAACGAAGGTCATAGAGGTCAGGGTAGTAGCTTGAGTGTCGTTTAGCGACCTCAATTGGGCAGACTAGGGTGGCATAAATTGTGTCGAGGTTTGGATTGTCGTGGAACATCTCGGCAATGTCGCAGGGCATGAGGTAGTGCAAGGCGTCGTGTATGAAGTAAGTGGGGGTGTTGCCATGGGTGAAAACCAATGATTCAGTTTCAGGGTATCGGGCTAGGTCAGCGCCTGTGATGATTTGATTGTGAAGGGTGAAGCTGTGATTACCGGGCAGGCGATTGGTCAGGGTGTTAAATTTTTCTTGTTTCATGAAGTAAATGGTGGTGTCAGTGTTTAATTTGTACTTGATGGAGTTTAATAAATGGATTTCAAGGTGTTTGTGGCCAGGGTGAGGGTGCTCTTCTATTGCGAATTTACTGCAAGGGATGCCGAGCGGGTTTAAGAGTGATCGAATCTCTTTTGAGGCTTTATAAGGGTATTTTTCATCATTTGAGGTGCATTTGTTAATGAGTCTGTTGACACGTGAGGCCTCAACAGTGTCACGTTGTAATGAGCTGTCAAAATTTTGATATGCTTCTTCAACTGGTGTGGTGTCCATATTGCTTGTGGTTTAAGAGCGTGCGATTAGCCGCTGTTAATAGTGGTGTTATGGTACTTTTG